TTCCGTACTCCTGTACTCCGCAAGCGAAGGATTTGGCCATTTCCTTGATCAAACAAGACGAACGATGGTCACATCTTCTTCACACATACCATTCAAAAAATCAGAATGTTCTTATGTGCAATAGCAGGAAATCTGCTACCGAGCCCATGTCTTATGGTATCCTTTCACAGGATGCTACTGACGAGCTCGACGAAGACGATTATTGGTCACAGTTTATTAAGATTGTTCCGGGAAATCGTATTACTTTTGTCCCCAAGAACGCTCTCACTGAGCGTACTATTGCAATTGAGCCAACTTTAAATTTGATGCTTCAATTGGGTGTTGATGGATACATACGAACGCGCTTAAAGCGGTTCGGAGTAGACCTTGATGACCAGTCAAAGAATCAAGAGTTGGCAAGAATCGGATCGGTGTATGGTCTTTTCTGTACACTTGATTTAAAGGCTGCTTCAGATACAATTTCTTTATGGATTTGTATGCTTCTGCTGCCTGCCGATTGGTTCGACTACCTTATGACGCTTCGCTCACCGGAAGGTGTGTTAGGTGATGATGTGATCTCTTACGAGAAAATGTCTTCCATGGGGAACGGTTTTACCTTTGCTCTAGAATCCCTAATCTTTTCGGCACTGAACTATGCTGCCGCGAAGATGAACCTTGGTCCACAGAGCCTCGATTTTTCTGATTTTGCATGCTATGGTGACGACTTGATTGTCAAACCAGAACATACATCCAATCTAACTACCCTGTTGTACAAATCGGGTTTTAGATTGAACACAGAGAAATCATTTTTTACAGGCCCTTGTCGCGAAAGTTGCGGCATGGATTGGTTCAAAGGATACAATGTGAGGCCAGTTTATTTTGACGGCCTCCCGAAGGATGTTAAGGAGCTGTGGGCTGATATTAATCGCCTACAACGAAACTTGGAAACAAGATTCGGTATCGCACTTGGTACTAGCAAAACTGCTAAACTAATGCAAAAATGGATCCCAGCCGTTCTGGCTGATGTCATAGGCCCTCGTTCTAACGAGGATTTTGATACCTATCGACATGTAGACTCACCTATCGGCGAGCCTGGAGCCCTGTATTCGTTTAACCTTTTTGCTTGGTGCTACGTACGTGTCATAAAGACTCCTGTACCACAATCAGTTCGTGGCGCTTTTGAGTTCCGCAAATTGATGCATAACCTTCGGCCCTTCGTACATGATAAGTACTCATGGGAAGGTGATCAATCTGGCAGAAGATTTGATGTTATATCGCGCAATGCGATGACATTAGCCAAAACCACCGGGTGTACCGATAATTGGTATACCCCTTACATCGATGCAAAACCTGTCTGGCATGGCTAACGCGCCTAGGCGCAAAAGAGCTAGTTCGACAGGCCGCCCATTGGTGGTAAGAAACAACCATCACGCAATGTGATGGATATAACCAGTCCCCTGGCGTTTATCGCGATTGGGCCCGTAGGAATACGCGGCCTGATCCGATAGGCGTCAGGGGAAGATGAAGATCGGGGATTGCAGTTGCA